CGCGCCCGAACGCCGGCGACGCATGTATGCCACGGCCGAGCGGGACGGACGGGGCGTGCACTTGGTTCTGGAAACCGTGGCCGGATACAAGGACGCGGCCGAGTTCGCACGGCACGAGCTGCGCGGCCGGTTCACCGTGCGGCACGTCACACCCCGCGACAAGCTGGACGTGCGCGCGGCCACGTTGGAGCCGTGCTTCGAGGCGGGCAACGTGCACCTCAGGCGTGGCTCCTGGAACGCCGCGTTCCTGGCCGAGCTGCGCACGTACCCCGGCCGGCACGACGACCAGGTGGCCGGGATGGTGACCGCGTACGAGGGGGCCAAGCGATCCAGAATCATGGTGGAGACCTGCTAGTGACCACGAGCACACGAGACACGATTTGGGCGGTCGGCAAGCGGGTTGCACGCGAGTTCTGGCGTGGCCAACCGCGGACCCCACGGGGCAAGGTCGCGATCGACCCGGCCCAGGGCGGGTGGAACGCGCTGTGGGGGTTCACCTCGACCACCAGCGACGACCAGCGATGGACCGGCCTGACCGACACCGAGCGCGAGGGGCTCTATGCGAAGCACGCCCTGGTTTTCGCCTGCGTGCGTAAGGTGACCACCGCGTTGGCCCGGGCCCCGTTGCAGATCGGCGTGACGAATACCGACGGCCGGTTCGAGCCGGGCAACCACCCGATGCTCGACGTGTGGAACCAGCCCAACCCGGACTATGCCCCGAACCACGTGGTGCAACTGTTGGCCGCGCGGCTGATGCTCACGGGTACCTGTTATCTGTGGAAGTGGAGGCAGGGCGCCGGTCGGGCCGTGACCGAACTGTGGCCCGTACCCACCGGCTGGGTCGATCCGGTCAAAGGCGCCAGCGACACGAGCCGTCTGGTCAGTTCCTACAAGGTGCATACCGGCGGCGGTATGAAAACCGTCACCGCGACCCCCGGCGACATGGCCGCCGGGTGGTTCATCGACCCGGAAAGCACCCTGGGCGGGGTGGGCTGTTTCGAGGCGGCCGCCCACGACATTCAACTCGACCAGGACCGCGAGAACTACCTGGCCGACATGCTCGACAATCTCGAACTGCCGGGATTCAAGATCGAGACCGACGAGCGGCTGGGTCCGGATGAACGCGCGGACCTGCGAGCCGCGCTGTACGACCGCATCGGTAAGGGCTCGCGCGGTAAGAGCCTGATTCTGTCGGGCGGGGCGCGGGGCGAGGTGGTCGCCCCGTTGAAGGACCTGGACTGGCCGGGCCTGGCGGGGATGAACGAGTCGCGGATCTGCGCCGCGGCGGGCGTGCCCCCGATCATCGTCGGGGCCCGCGTGGGCTTGGACCGCTCGACGTTCGCCAATTACGCCGAGGCCCGGACCAGTTTTTATGAAGATACGGTGGTGCCGTTCTGGTCGGCGCTGCAGGACATCCTGACCCTGGGCCTGTTGCGCGGCGAGGGTGACTACATCCACCAGTGCCGGTTCGACACGTCGGCCATCGGCGAGCTGCAAGAGGATATGGGCAAACGCGTGGAACGGGCGACGCGCCTGTGGCAGTCCGGGTTGATTACCCGCGCGAGAGCCAAGGAAATGGTGGGCGAGGTGCCCGGCCCCAGCGACGACGTGTACGTGCGGGCGCTGGGCGTGGATTACGTGCCTGCCTCCTCCGCCAGTTAGCCCCCGGTGAATACACCGGGGGTCTTTCGGGGGTCTTTGATCTTGGGCGGCACGGCACCGCACGGGACGTGTTTGCGGGCGGGGGAAGAGCCCCCGGTGTATTCACCGGGGGTTAAATAGGACGGGGGCCGGAGATGGCCTGTGTGGAATTTTACGGCAAGGTCGGCCCATGAGTCGGTCGTGAGTTTTTGGACGGTCTTGAACGCCTTAGCGGCGGTCTGACGGGGGCTTGTGCATGGCAACGGCACGGATCACGCCGGTGGCGATAAAGCGGGCCATTGTGGCCGACGGCTGGTTGCCGAAAGTGACCGACCGGGCCGAGACCGAACTGCGCCGCCAGGCGGACGACGTGTGCCAGGCCGTGAGCGACGGGGCGCGTGGCGTGCCGGCGGACCTGGTCACCCGGTGGCGTGACCGATTGTCGGCGGTGAAGGCGCCGCTGGTGGTGGCCATGGCCACGGACGGGCACGCGCTGGGCCGAATCGAGTTGGGGCACGGGTCCAAGTCGCTCGACCGGCGATGGGCCGTGGCGTTGCGCGGGAAAGACGGCCTGGTCATCCCGCCGGCGTCGGACGTGTTGCCCGACGGCACCATCGTCTGGCCGGACGAGGACATGCCGTTGGTGGCCCGCCGGTTGCGAGCCAACGTGGGGTCGTACGTGGAGGCGACCAGCAAGCTGGAATCGGGCACGTCGGCCCGACGCTACGGGCGGTTGCTGGAACAGGCGGCCCGCGAGCGGTGGACGCTCCAACAGACGATCAGCGCCATTACCGAGCTGGGCCTGGCGTCCAGCCCCGTGCGTGCGGAGCTGATGGCCCGCACCACCACAATCTGGGCGTACAACGAGGGGGCGGTCGGGGCGTACCTGGACGAGGGCATTGCCACGGGCCAGTGGGTGGCCACCCCCGACGATGCCGAGTGCGAGTTCTGCGCGGGATTGCACGGCGTCGAACTACCCCTGGGCCGCGCGTATCTCGCGGCCGGGCAGACGTTGGTGGGAACGACAATCGTGGACGACTTCGAGCACCTGACCGGCCCGCGCCTGTCGGTGCCGTTCGACATCACTCACCCGCCGCTGCACCCGCGTTGTCGGTGCACGATCGTGCCGGTGGTGTAGGAGAGACGTGCTATGGCTACGGCGACCAAAACAAAGACGGACCTGGCAACCCGAATGAAACAGCGGCGCGTGCATACCGCGCCCATCCGCGACCTGACGCACGGCAAAGCCGACACCGGGCACGGCTGGATCGAGGGGTATCTGGCGGTCTATGAAATCGTGGACCAGGTCGACGAGGTGTTCCGCTCGGGGGCGTTCGCCAAGAGCGCGGCCGAGGTGGTGCCCGCGTTGAAGGTGCCCCTGATGGTGCGCCACCTGGCCTACGGCGGCGACGCACCGGAGACGGTGGGCGTGGTCACCGCGGCACGCGACGAAGAGCGTGGCCTGTGGATTCACGCCGAGTTTTTCAGCGACGACGCGGCCCAGACCGTACGCAAGCGAATCATCGAGGCACGCGATGCCGGGGCGGACGAACTGTACCGCCTGTCGGTGGGTTACCAGACCGTGCGGTGGGACGTGGTCGAGCAGGACGGCAAGGAAATCGTGGAGCTGTTCGAGGCCAAGTTGCTCGACGCCACGATCACGGTCATGCCCTGCAACCCGGACGCGATCATTACCGCGGCCAAGAGCATTACGGACGCGACCGACGTGGCGGCGTTGCGCAACGCGGTCGGCGTATTGACGGCCATGATCGGAGACGACGGCACAACGGTACCGCAGACACCCGACCCGGGGGGGGACGCCCACCCCGAGCCGCGCCGTCTGTACACCACGCGGGCCAAAGTACTCCGCCGACGTTTGGCACTGACGTTGATCGGTGCTGTGGGTTCCTGATTTCCTGGGACCGGGCCCGGCACACGGCCGGGCCCGTCCCGATGGAGACAATGACAATGAATCGAATTGCCGAATTGAAGGGCAAGTGCGAGACGGTGCTCAAGGAGCTGGATGACCTGAGCGCCAAACACGCGGCCGAGACCGACGCGGACAAGGCCAAGACCCTGGACACCGAAATCCAGGCGAAGACGGCCGAGTTCGACGGGCACGAGGCCGAGATCAAGCGATTGCTGGACCTGGACGCCAAGCGCCAACGCATTGCCGGCGTACAGACGGGCACCGCCGGCGGCGACGCCGGGCAGACCACGGCCGTGGCCCCGGACGACGCCGGGCAGGCCAAGCGCGCGGCCACCGGCGGCGCGGCCGCCCAGGCCAAGGACTACGAAAAAGAGGAGCGCGAGAAGGAAGACGCGTTCCTCTCGTACGCCGGGGGCAAGTCGTGGGCCGACGCAGAGAAGGCGTTGAAGCTCCTGCAGCCCACCACACCCGCGGCCGCCAAGAGCCTGGCCGCGCAAGAGGGCGGCGTGGTCATGCCCAAACGCATGTTCGCCATGGTGTTCGGGGGTAAGGTGGCGCGCGAGTTCGGGTACCAGGGCAAGGCCATCCCGGTCCTGTCCACCGATCTCAGCGCGGTCATTCCCGAAGACCTGCGGCGCAACCTCCTGGAACTGCCCACCGAGCAGCCGTTCATTATGGACCGGGCCACGGTCGTGCCGTCGCCCACCGGGCAGATCACCTGGCCGGTGCTGACCCAGACCGACTCGAACGAGTACGGCGGGGTGATCGTCGCCCAGACGGAAGAGGGCGGCAGCAAGCCCGAGACCGAGCCGAAGATTTCCCAGGTGCCGGTGGCCACGCACGAAACGGCGGCGTACACGGAGCTGGGCCTGGCCCTGCTCCGGCGCAGCGCCATCCAGTTGGAGCCGCTGCTCATGCGGTTGTTCCGCGGGGCCATCGGGCACCACCTGAACGGTCTGTTTCTGACCGGTTCGGGCACGGGCGAGGCCCTGGGCATCTTCTCCACCACGGGTATCCAATCGGCCGACCGCGCCGTCGCGGGCACGGTCGGGTACGACGACCTGGTGGAGTTGGAGTTCGCACTTCAGCCCTACCATCGGGCGGGCGCGACGTTCGTGTTGGCCGACGGCGTCCTGAAGGTTCTCAAGAAGGCCAAGGATTCCGACAACCGGCCCCTGTGGGTGCCGAGCGTTTCGGGCGACCTGTTCAACAAACTGTGCGGGTACCCGTACCAGGGCACCACGCAAAGCCCGGCGCTTGGCACGGCCGGCGACGCGGCGTTCGTGGACCTGAACGAGTACATCGTGGCCCTGGAAGAGGACGTGGTGGTGGCGCGTAGCGACCACTTCAAGTTCCGCAACAACCTGGCCGCGTTCCGCGTGTCCGTGCAAGTGGGTGGCCGACTCTGCCAGCCGCGTGCCGCGGCGATACTGGCGACCGGCACGGGCTCCTGATCGGTGGTGTGTTCCGCCCGGTCCCCAAAGTCCTCCGGGGGCCGGGCGAGCGTCTCCCCGGGGTGTTCCGGTGGGGAAGAAGGAAGAGCCCCCGGTGTATTCACCGGGGGTTAAATAGGTGTCGCCGAAAGCCGACAGCCGAAAGCCGAGAATATCTTATGTGGTACCGCGCACGACAATCCTTCACATTTCACGACCAGGTGGGTCGCCCGATCGAGGTACGACCCGGTCAACTGGTGGACGTGTACAACGCCCAAGAGGCGGCCCGCCTGGTGGCCGAATGCCTGATCGTGCCGCCGGAGTACTCACACACGGAGCCGGCGGTCGCGGCCTGTGCGGCGGTCGGTGCACACGTGCGACGCGTCGGTATCTGGATGAAAACGACCGAGTGGCACTCGGGGGGTCGGCTGTACGTATGGCAGTACGCCTGGTGCCTGGCCGCGGCCGGGTGGGACGTGTACCTGGTCACCAACCGTCGGCCCAAGTGGATGGTCGATTACCCCGACCAGCCGCGCGTGCACGTGGCGATCGACGGCGAGAACCCGGTACCGGCCGACCTCGATCTGATCGTGGGCGACAACAAGGGGAACTTGAGCGACCACGCCCTGGAACACCGGGCCCGCCACTGCCCGACCGTACCGTTTGTCGCGTTCAACTTCGAGACGCCCAACTGGGCCGAAGCAAGTGGCATGCCGAAACTGGCGGCGCTGATGAGCCACGGCCAATACCGGCACGTGCAGGCCGCGGCGACCGTGAGCATCTGCTGCAGCGATCCGGGCGCTCGCTACCTGGCCCAGTGGTGCCACCACGCGGTGCGCACCGTCACCCTGCCCCCGGCCGTCAACGATTACGCGGTGGACGCCCACCCCGAGCCCCTGTTGTCGCCCGACCGGCCCTATGCGGTCTGGTGCGCGCGGGGCGACATGAACAAACGATTGCAGGACGCGATAACCGCGGTGTGGGCCGCGCCCGACGTGCTGGACCTGGCGGTGGTGGGTCACGTGCCCGGCGACGCACGCCCGGCCGACACCGACCGGCACCGGTTGATTGAGCGACCGGGGTTGCCCGACCCGCTCAAGTTCTCGCTGTTCCGGCATGCCCGGGTTGCGATCGCGCCGAGCCTGTTCGAGGGGTTCGGTATGGTGCCGGCCGAGGCGTTGGCCGTGGGTACGCCGGCGGTGGTCTACGACCTGCCCGTGTTGCGATGGGCGTACGGCGACCGGCTGACCTATGTGCCGTGGGGCGACGCTAAAGCCTTAGGCCAGACCGTGGCCGAGTTGGCCGGCACGCCCAAGCCCGACCGGAGCCGCGACCAGGCGTGGGTGCGTCGCACGTACGGTCTGGCGGCCATGGGCGATCGCGTCGAACGCATCCCCTACCACGCAGCCAAACGTACCAGCGTTACCGCACACATGATCGCGTACTGGGGCCGGTCGGCACCGGAAGCCATTGCCAGCGTGTACGACCACGTGGACCAGGTGGTGGTGGCGTACGGCCCGGTCGAGCACTGCCGACACGTGGCCCCGGACGGCACACTCGAACGGTTGCAGGCCATGGACGATCCGGACCACAAGATCGTGCTGGAATCGCGGGACAGTTGGCCCGACAAGCTGGCCATGCGGCGGTGGGTCAGCCGACAGGCCGAGGGCAACTACCAGTTGATCTTGGACGCCGACGAGATTTGGCACGGGCTGGACGCGTGGATCGATGCCCGGCTGGACGGTGGCACGCCGCGCTGGGTGCACTTCTGGCACACGTTGGACTGGTGGATTCACGGCGCGCGGTGGGGCGAGCGAGTGCAGCCGTTCGGGACCGACGGCCCGCACTACCGCTGGAGCTGGTGGCGGCCGTCCTACGGCTGGATCAATCATAGCTGGCCGTGCGACGCGGCCGGACGTGGGGTGTGCGACGTGGACACGAACCGGGCCGGGGCGGCCCGCGTGCCCGAAACCGTGATCTATCACCTGGGGCACGCCATGCCGCGCGACGTGATGCAGGCCAAGTGGGGCCTGTACGCGGCGCGGGACGGGCGCGGCGTAAACGACGCCCGGGCCGAGTGGGAAGCGTTCGAGAACCGGCCGGGCCCCTGTGCGGGCGGCGCGGTCGAGCGGGTGACCTGGACGGTGCCGGAGTTGGTACGACGTGCCGCCGACGCGTTGAGCAACGGGGTGGAAGCGGCCGCAGGTGTACGGGGAAAAGAGCCCCCGGTGTGTTCACCGGGGGTTAAATAGGTCGGAGCGAAACCATGACATTGCCGGTCAACACGGAGCCCTGGTGGGACTGGGTGTGCGGCGAGTACCTGCGTCGCGGCGACGACCGCGACCGCGCCGGGGAGTATGCCCAAGCCGCGCGGCTGGTCGAATCACCCGTGGTCGAGATCGGCCCGGGCCTGGGTGCGTTTGCACGCTACCTGTTGCACGCGGACAACTATGTGGGCGTGGACTGTAGCGGTGCCATGGTGGCCGAGGCACGCCGTCGCGTGCCCGACCGCGTGTTCGTGCAAGGCAACCTGTTCGCGGTGGCCGACGCATGGGCCGGGGCGTTCAACACGGTGTGTGCCTTCCAGGTGCTGGAACACATGGTGAACCCCGACGTGGGCATGGCCGCGTTCCGCAGCCTGGCCCGACATCGGCTGGTGCTGACCGTGCCCGCCGGCATGCCTTCGGCCGACCAGACCGCCGGCGACGGCCACGTGCACGGGTGGACCGATCAGGAGGCGTTCGAACGGTACCTGGAACGCTGGGGCACGGTGGTGCCCGTAGCGAGCGACGACAATCATTTGGGGGCGATGGTGCAATGGGCCTGACACCGGTGAAAGTGCGATGGACCGAGGCCACCGTCTGGGTACCCCTGGACCGGTCGCGCCCGAAACGACGGGCTGCCGGCGACGAGGATTTCATGTCGCCGGTGGAAGCCCGCAACTTCGCCGTGTGTGGCATGGTGGAGGTGGTGGACGACGGGGACCGGAGTATGCACCACGAAGGCACGAAGGACACGAAGCAGGGAGCGGAAACAGACCGTTATTTAACCCCCGGTGAATACACCGGGGGATCCCGGACAGCGACGCCCAACACGCGAGGGCCCCGCGCATGAACATCCTCACCCTGGACCTGGTCAAAGAGGCGGTCCGCGTATCCGGCACGGCCCAGGACGCGTTCCTGACCGCGCTGGCCGACGCGGCCGAGGACTGGGTCGAGCGAACCTGCGGCATCGCGTTGGTCCAGGCCGCACAGACCGAGGACCTGGACGGCGGCGGGGTCGGGCTGTGGCCGCGACGCGGGCCGGTGGCCAGCGTCACCAGCGTGACCGACAACGTTACCGGCGTGGCCGAGGCCTCGACCGCCTATGCCCTTCGCAACGACCGGGTGGTGCGTACCGCCGGCTCGCGTTGGGGCGAGGGATACGGCCGGTGGTGCGTGGTCCATTCGGGTGGCTATGCCACGGGCGCGGTGCCCGCGGGACTGATTCAAGTGTGCCTGCAACTGGTGGCCCGGGCGTTCGATGCAACCGCGGGCGAGGGGTCGGCGGGCGCGGGCGGATGGAGCGGGAACTTCGGCACGTTGGCCGGCAGCGATATCCTGACGCTGCTGGCGCCCTACCGGCGGGGACCGCGCGTATGAGACTGTCACCCATCACATTGTACCGGCCGACACGCACGCCCGACGGGGCGGGCGGGTTCACTGAAGCCTATGCCGACGGGGCGACCGTGTTCGGGCGCGTGCGCGTGCACCAGGCAAAAACCGAGTTGGTGGTGCGGTGGGGCACGGACGTCGTGGCCGAGGACGTGGTGGTGATCAGCGCCGTGCAGTACCGGGTGGCGGTGTCGGTCGGAACCGTCGGTGCCCCGTTTGTGAGCGTACCGATCGAACGGATTGCCAAGCCCATCGCCGGGCTGGGAGGGTGACGTGGAACCGGTGGTAACGGTCGGACGTATCCGGATCCATGCCGCACGCCTGACCGCCGAGGTCCGACGCCGGGCCGTGCCGCGACTGGTGCGGTGCGGGGCCCTGGTCGAACGCGCGGCCAAAGAATCGATGCAGGGTGGCGGCACGGCGGGCGCGCCCAGCCCGCCCGGCACGCCGCCCAACGTACAGACCGGCGTGTTGCGGGCGTCGATCGCCCATGCGGCGACCGGGGTCGGCACCGTGGTGGTCGGGCCGACCGAGTGGACCGGCAAAGTGCACGAGTTCGGTGGCCGGAACCACCCCGAGCGGCCGTTCATGCGACCCGCGTTGAAGGACTGTGTGACCCGGTTCCCGGGCGAATTTCGAGGGTTGGCCTGATGTTGGCAAGCGCGATTCGCGACCTGCTGGTGGCCGACGGTGCCGTGACGGGCAAACTGGCCACGTACGACTTCGGCACGGGCAACGCACCGGCCGTGTTCACCATCGAGCCCGCCCCGGCCGACTGTGCCAACCCGGTGGCCGTGGTACTGGACGACGGTGGGGAACCGTGGGGCACGCGCGACCAGCGAGGAACACACGCGCTGGGTAAGGTGAAGGTTTGGGGCGACAAGAATCATAGCCGCGTGGCGTTGGCCGCGGTGGCCGATGCGGTGTGGTTGTGTCTGGACCGGGCGGTGCCGACCACCAGCGGCTGGACGTGGTTGTCGTTCGACGCGGATCCGCCCGTGCCGTTGACCGATCGGGAGGGGTTCCCGGGGTTTCTGATACGCGTGGCCGCGTACGGCCTGAAGAACTGAAAGGATCAAGGGTATGGCTGCCAAGGGAATGAACTGTGTGTTGACGGTCGGTGCCGTGACGATCGGCAAGGCCAAGGATTTCGACCCGGACTACACGGCCGAAGAGATCGATATGACCGTGCGCGATTCGTCCGGGTGGGTCGAACGCGAACAGGGGCTGAAGAGCTGGGCCGCCTCGGCCGTGCTCTTGTGGGTGCCCACGAACGAGGGCGTGACGGCGTTGTGGAACGCCTACGCCAACGGGTCAACGGTGACCGTCGAGTGGACCGACGCGGACGGGTACGGCCGGTCGGGCAGTGCCATCGTCACCCAGTTCAAACCCGGGCCCCAGGGTTTGACCGATGCCGTCATGGTCACCGTCGGCCTGACCTCCACCGGTGCGGTGACGTCGGTTACGCCGTCGTCGTGATGGGTGGGGGTGTGAGGAAGCCCCCCGGTGTGTTCGGTGGGGCAGAAGACCCCCGGTGTGTTCACCGGGGGCTAACTAGCAGTTGTCTGGAGGACATGGGATGGCTGAGTTTGCCGATCGCACGGGGCGCACCTGGCACCCGCGCGTGACCACACGCGTGTTGATGGATTTCGAGCAGCGGACGGGTACGAGCTTCTTCGACCGGGTCGCGCGTGCCCAGGTCGAGCCCACCGAATTGATCAGGAGCATGGGCGAGCTGATGGCGTTGGCGTGGCTGGCCTGTCGAGCCGAAGCGGCCGAACGGAGCGTCAACGAGGACATGTTCGTGGACGCGGTGGGCGGCGGGGAATTGTTGGCCGCCAGCGAGGCGTGCGGCGAGGCCCTGCGGGGTTACCTGCCCGCTGTAAAGAAGGGCCAACCGTCGGACCCTCCGCCGAGCCGCTGAGCTGGTCGTCGGTGTTCGCCCTGGCGGGTCTGGCCGGCGTGGAGCCGTGGTCCTACACGTTGCGGGAACTCGACTGGATGGCGTCGGCGGCCGACGAGGCTGAATGGTCGCGAGCGGCCGAGTTGGGGGCCATGGTGGCGGGCCTGGCCGGGGCCGCGATAAGCCCCGACGATCTGAACCCCTATGCCCGGGCCCGGCGGCAGGCCGAACGGGCGGCGGCCCGGAAGCTGCTGGCACACGCGGCCGAGGTATTGCCCGAGACGTTGTCGGCGGCGGAAATCGAGCGGCGGTGGCAGCGTTTCCAGAGTGTACCGAGTACTTAGCCCCCGGTGAATACACCGGGGGCATCCCCCGCAACACACCGGGGGAGGGTAGATCGGGAAGAGCCCCCGGTGTGTTCACCGGGGGCGAAATAGAGGGAAGGATAGACCATGTCGGCCGGGGCGATCAAAGCGGGCGACGCATACATCGAGCTGGGCACTCGCATCGGCGGGGCGTTCAAGCGTGGGCTGGCCGGGGCGCGTAGCCGCATCGCCGGCTGGGGCATGAACCTGCAAACCCTGGTGGCCGGGGTGGCGTTGCGCGGCATGGCCAAGGCCACCGGCGAACAGGAGATGGCCGACGCGCAGTTGGCCGCGAGCTTGGAACGCGTGCAGGCCGGACTCAGCGCGACCTTGCCGGATTTGAAAGCGTTTGCAGCGGAGATTCAGCGGCTGACCACGTACGGGGACGAGGCGTCGATGGGCGCGATGGCCCGCCTGGCGAACATCGCCGGCCTGGTGGGCGAACCGCTGAAGGAGGCGACGCGCGCGGCGGTCGGCCTGGCAGCGGCCTACGAGATGGATTTGAACACCGCGGCGATGCTGGTCGGCCGCGCGTTCCTGGGCCAGACGGATCTGTTGAAGCGGTACGGCGTCGAGGTGGACGCCAACGCGACCAAGCAGGAGCAGTTGGCCCAGGTGCTGGAAAAGGGCAACGCCGCGTTTGCCATTGCCGAGGCACGGGCCCGCACGGCCACGGGTCGGTTCCGGCAGTTCAAGAACGCGGCGGGCGACGTGGTGCAGGTAATCGGACTGGCCCTCGCAACGGCGCTCAAGCCACTGATAGAGCACATGACCGAGGTCGCGAAGTCCGTCGAGGACTGGATTGGACGCAACTGCGAACTCGTCGTCCTTATTGGCAAAGTCACAGGCGTGATCGTTGGGCTAGTTATCACGCTGAAAGTCATCAGCGGCGTGGTGGGGATGTTCATCGCCATCTTTACCCCCGGCGGGGCCTTCGCCGTGGTGGTGGTGGCCATTCTGGCGGTGTTGGACGCACTGAAAATCGTCAACATCGGCTTCGGTGAGTTTGTCAACAACGTGCGCATCGGTGGTATGAAAATCAGCACGTGGATGGCCGCGATCGCGTTGGGCGTGCAGCAGGTGTGGATCAGCGCCATCGCCACGATCAAGAAATTGTGGATCGATCTGATGGCCACGATCGCCGGGCTCAACGTCCCCGGCCAGGATTTCATCTACAAGCTGTTGGCGAAGTTGTTCGGAGCCGCGCCGGAGAACATCGAGCGGCAACTCAAGCAGCGCCGTGCACGTATTTGCGATCAGGCGAACGCCGACATTCGGGCGGTGGAAAGAGATGCGGCCGACGCGATCAAGCGTATCGACAAGCAGATGGATGATGTTTTCAAAGGCGACATGGACGAGGCCGACCGCGCGGCAAAAGGTCTGAAGAAGGCGGCCGCCATGCCCAAGATGCCCGGCATGCCCGACCTGGACGCCATGCGCAAGAAGCTGACCGTGTCGGTCGGCACATTCAGCGGGGCGGCC